AGCTGACTTAAAACCTTACATCATACAACCATCAGCACAATCTTTAGATGGTATTATGAACTCTATTCAAATGAAAGTTGATGCTATTAATAGAATAACACACATGGGTTCTGTTAGAGCAACAGAAAAGACTATTAACTCAGGCATAGCATTACAAACAGAGTTCCAATTACTTAATGCTAGGTTATCAGAGAAAGCAGATTTATTAGAAAATGCTGAAGAGCAAATATGGTCTTACTTTGCTAAGTGGCAAAACAAAACATTTGATGGTCAAATAGATTATCCTGATACATTTGATTTAAGGGATTATGCGGCTGATCTACAATTCTTACAAGTGGCAAAAGCTAGTGGAGTTAAATCAGACACATATACAAAGGAAATAGATAAACAAATAGCAAAGGCAGTTATTGATGATGATGAAAAAATTGATGCAATTAATCAAGAGATTGATGCAACCGCAACAACAATCGGACAATTCCAAACAACTCTTCCCACAGGCGAAGAAGAAGAAGAGTAATGGCAAAGAAAAAACGAAAAAAAAGAAAAGTACCAAAAGACAAGGACTCAGGACTTCCAAAGAAATACCTGTCAGGACTAAAAGGGTCAAAAAGGTCAAGAAGAGCAAGTCTAATAAAGCGAGTAGCCTCTATATATAAATCAGGTGGTTTTATTCCTAGAGGATTACTAAGAGCAAGGACTAAAGCTTAAATGGCTGTTCGTAGAAAACCTTTATCAGCTAGTGTTAAAGCTACTTTAAGAAGAAAAGCAAAAGCTAGTAAAAGATATACTTATGGAACTTTAGCTAAAGTGTATAGAAGAGGTCAGGGTGCTTTTTTAAGTTCAGGAAGTAGAAGAGTACCTATGGCGGCTTGGTCTATGGGTAGAGTAAACAGTTTTCTTAGAGGTTCAAGAAAACATGATTTAGACTTACGCAAAAAAAGAAAGAAAAAATAAATGGCTAAATACAGAGGAAGAACTGTTAAGCTAAATAAACCTTTTAGAACTTCAGGTGCTAGGAAGAAGTTTGGGGTTTATGTCAAAAATAAGAAAACAGGTAATGTTCAAGTGGTCAGATTTGGAGACCCTAATATGTCAATTAAAAAGAACAACCCAGCTAGACAAAGAAGTTTTCTAGCTAGACATGGTGCTATCCTAAAAAAAGTAAAAGGACAAAAAACCTTAGCACCTGTCTATTGGGCAATAAAGTCTTGGAGAAAAGGCTTTAATGTATAATGGCAAGACAAGATTTCCTAGAGAGGTTAGCTGATAACCACGAAATCCAAATCAAGAAAACACTTGAGGATTTAGAGGCTAGAATAGTATCACAAATATCTACTGTCTCTGAAGGTGCTGATGCAGTTTCAACACAAATAGCTATTGATCTTAGAACAGATTTAAAAAGATATATTGATGAAACTTATAGAACTACAGCAGATACTTTAGTTAGGGACTATGACCAAATAGTAAACGAATTTATGGAAGAGTTTGGTGGTTTAGATATTCCTGATAAGTTTAAATCATTAACTAAGGTAGATTTGCTTACAATCAATCAATTAAAGTTTCAGCAGTTTGCTGGTTTTGAAGATTTAGCTGGTAGATACCTAAATGAAATATCATCTCAAGTTTATCAAAATGCAATAGCTGGTAAGCCTTTTAATGAGATGGTCAAAGACCTAAGAGGATTAATTACAGGGGAAGTTGATAGAAGAGGGAGACCAATGAGTACCTATGCCTCACAGATTGCTCATGACTCAGTAATGCAGTTTGATGGTCAGTTTACAGTTTATAAATCAAAAGAGGCTGGATTAGATAAGTTTAAATATACAGGGACTCTAGTTGGAGACTCAAGACCACATTGTGTAACGCATCTCAACAAAGTTTATACTGAAGAGCAGATAAGAAGTATTTGGCAAAGTTCTTGGGCTGGTAAATCTGAGGGAGACCCATTTACTGTTAGAGGTGGTTATAGATGCAGACATACTTGGTTGCCTGTAGCTGATGAGTTTTTTGATGCTGAAGAAACTCAACAAGAAGATAAACCTTTTTCTTTGTTTGGAGATGTATCTGATGATGAAAGAGATTTATTAAAAGAGGGGTTTGGTAATACTTCTAGTGATATATCTAAAGTAATATCTTTATTACCAGCTTTAAAAGGTATGCAAAGCTCAGGAAGAGGTTTTTATCGTTCAAGTGATGATGTTGTTAATGTTGGAAAAAGTAAATCGCTTGAGACATTTGTTCATGAATATGGACATAGAATAGATCGTCAACTTGCAGTATTATTTAAAAACAATAAAAATTTAGATTTATGGGAAAAATTAGCTAAAAACTCAAAAGTTGTAGGAACTTTTTATTTTAAAAATTTATCAAAATTAAGAAGTATAGCTACATTATCAGCAGATAAAGTTCTTAAAGATAGTATTATTTTAGGTAAAAATTTAAAACAAAGAAAGCTAAGTGCCTATAATGAAAGAAGAACAGCATTAGTAAACGCACCTGATGATGATTTAGCTAAAGCAAGTTACTATAAAAAACTAAATGAAAAAGAAAATGTTTTTTTAAACGATAATGAAATTAAAGAATATTTAGCTTTAAAAAAGGCAAAAAAGTCAGGGGGAGAGGCTGGTATGTTTGAAGTAACTCAAAGAGAAATATATGAATTTAAATTGAAATTAAAATATAAAGTTATTGGTGGAGATTATGGTGGTTATGATATGCAGTTCTCAGATAGATTTAACGATTTCATGGGTGCTATTACTAAAGAGGCAATAGGATATGGTCATGGTAAAGGTTATTATGCAAAATACCCAACGATATTAAAATCAGGACAAAGAACTGTTACTGAGGGTCAAACACTTGAGTCTTTTGCAGAATATGTAACAATAAAATATTCAGGTAATGCTAAATTTAGAGACTATGAATTTAGACTTATGGAATATTTTGCACCAAATACAAAAGCAGAATATGATTTTTATTTTAAGGAGTTTAACAAATTATGATTGATTTACTTTATGGTTATTTTGAGCAATATTACAAAAAATATGATGATTTCCCTGTTGTTACAATAAATATGGACGTAGAACAGCAAGAGGAATTGGCTCAGGTGGTTGCCTTTGCTTTAGAAGAAAATAGACAATTAACCCAAAATGAAATAAATAAATTTCAAGATAATAATGTAATATATTAAAGGAGAATAACATGGCTGACGAGCATAAAGCGGAACAGGAACAACAACCTGTAGAAAACAAAGTTGAAGAAGTAGTAGAAGAAAAAGAACCAATGGTATCTCAAACAGAGGTAGATAAAATAGTTGAAAGAAGATTAGCTAGAGAAAAATCTAAATATGAAAAGATGTATTTAGGTATTGACCCTGAACAAGCTAGAAAACTATTACAAGAAAAAGAAAACAAAGAAATAGAAGATCAAAAAGCTAGAGGCGAGTTTGAAAAGATATTAAAAGAACAAGCTGAGAAATCTAATAAAGAGATAGCTGGTTTGCGATCTGAGATTGAAAAAGTAAAAGTTGATGGTGCATTAGTAACAGCCGCATCTAAAAATCAAGCAATCAATCCTGAACAGGTAAAAGATTTGTTAAAAGGTAATGTTAAATTAACTGATGATGGAAAAGTAGAAATACTTGCAGAAAATAAACAGCCAATGTATAACAAAGATGGAGACCTAAAAAGTATTGACGAATATGTAAAGGACTTCATTACAGAAAATCCTCACTTTCAAACAGCAACCCCTTCAGGTTCAGGAAGTAAGGCAAATCTGGGCAAGGTAGACGCTAAACCTTTTAACATAGCGGATTTAGATATGAGTAAAGCTGAGGATAGAAAAGCGTATGCGGACTATCGTAAAAATCGTGATTCTAAACCAGCTATAATTAACCGATAGCTTAAAAGGAGTTTACTATGGCTAACGAATCAACAAGTTCCACATTATCGGAACTATATACTGAGATCGTTGCTGAGGCTCAATTCGTCATTCAAGAGAAATCTATAATGAAGAATTTAGTTAAAAATTACACTATCGCTGGTGGCGGTAAATCTGTAGAAGTACCGATTTATGCGGCTGTATCGGCGGCGGCTGTAAGTGAGGCAACCGATCTTTCAAATACTGCTATCAACCCAAGTTCTGTAACTATTACAGCATCAGAGGTTGGTGTTATGACTACTTTAACTGATCTAGCAAGAAATTCAGCACCAAGAAATGTTGCGGCTGATATTGGTAGATTATTTGGAGAGGCAATCGCTAAAAAAATGGATCAAGACTTACTTGCTCTATTTGATGGTTTTTCAACTGCTGTTGGAACTGATAGTGCGGCATTATCTGCGGCAACTGTATTCAATGCGGCATCAACTTTAAGAGCGGCTGGACTGCCTGTTGATGAAACGTATTGTGTGTTGCACCCTAAAGTAGCTTATGACTTAAAATCTGGATTAACAAATACTTTTGCTGGTTTAGATACTGACCTATCAAATGAGGCATTAAGAAATGGTTTCATTGGTCAAATTGCTGGTATCAAAATATTTGAAACAGGTAATATGGAAAATACTGGAACTGCTGGAGATTACAAAGGCGGAATGTTCCATAAAGACGCTTTAGGTCTAGCTATGATGCAAGACATTAAGATTGAAACTCAAAGAGATGCGTCTCTTCGTGCTGATGAAATTGTAGCAACTGCTGTTTATGGAGTTGGAGAACTACATGACTCTTATGGTATTGAAGTAATCGCTGACTCTTCAATTCAATAATAAATTAATATAAGGGGGGTTTTACCCCCCTTTATCAATAGGAGTTTAAAATGATAAAATTAGTTAAAGGTTCAAAGATAATAGAAAGACCTAAAATTGATTGGGAACAAAATCAAAAGATGTGGGAGTTAAGAGGTTTTAAATTGTATAGTGAAGAAAAAAAGAGTACACCTAAAAAAAAGAAAAGAGGTAAAGATGTGTAATTGTAATGGAAATTGTGTTTGTAGATAATGACAACTTCAGTTTTTAGTGTAGCATTATCTCATGTGCAAGAATATCAGCCTGACATAGCCGCATTTGGCATAACTGATTTTGATACACAATTACAACACGCTGAAGATGATGTTATTAGACAAATAAGAGAAGAATGGTGGGAACGATACAGACACACAGTAAGATATAAAGATATTACAAAAGTTACTACTTTAGAATTAACAAACAGTAAATTAACAGCAACACAATGGAGAAGATCAGTTTGTTATAAGGCTTTGGCTGATTATATATTTCCAATGCTTTCAAAGTTTAGAGACCCAGATACAGGCGAGGGTAAAGATAGTTTTCAAGTACAAATGGATTATTACAAGAATAGATATAATGAGGAGTTTCAAGCAGTATTAAGAGATGGTGTTGAATATGATGAAGATAGTAGTGGAACTGTCCAAGCTAGTGAAAAAGAACCAATACATACTCTTAGACTTGTTAGATAATGGTAGCAGATATAAAGATTACTGCTAATACAGTTGATATTGTTAAATACCTAGAAAGAACTAAGCAAAAAATTCCAAATCAAATACAAATGGCTTTAGCAAAAGCCTCACAGTTTGGTATTATGCGTATTACTGACAAGACTCAAAAGGGTCAGTTGCCTGATGGTGGTAGATTTAGACCCTATAAAAAATCAACAAAAAAATCTAGGCTTAAACGAAAGAGACAAGTAGGTAAAGTAGATTTAACAGATACAGGTAGAATGTTTAGATCATTGACAAGCAAAATAAGTAAATCAAAAGGAACATTATTTTTTAGGAGACAAGAAGAAAATAAAAAGGCTTTCTTCCATGATACAGGAACAAGGTTTATGGACTCAAGACCATTTTTTGCTATTGGACGTAGGGACGAAGATAAGATAAGAGATATATTCTTTAAGGCTATAAAATTATGAGTAAACGAGAAGATATTGCTGGAGATATAATTACAAAACTAGATGCAGTTTCTAGCCCTATTGAGTTTAAATTAATAAAAAGAGAACCATTTGAACCTGAAGAATTATCTCAGGCTCAGTTTCCAGCCGCATATATACAAACAGGGGACGAAACAAGAGACTTTTTTTCTATTGGAGATGTAGGCTCAGGTAAAAGACAGGGGACTATTGACTTCCTTGTAGTTGGATTTGTTAAAGGAACTACCTCAAATATTGATACATTACGCAATCAACTCATAGAAGTAATAGAGGAAACTTTAGATACAGACATTACTAGAAATGGTAATGCTCTTAGTACCCAAGTTGTAGAGGCTAGTTCTGATGAGGGTATATTATTTCCTTATGGTGGAGTGAGAATTGTGGTAAGAGTTTTATATGAATTTGTTAGGGGGACTTCATAATGCCTAAAAGAATAAAAATATACTTTCCTGATGGAGAGAACGAGATGGAAATTTTTGATGACCAGCTTGAAAATTATCTTGCAAAAGGATTTAAGAAAGATAAAAAAGAAGATAGACCTCTTCCGAAAAATGATTTAGAAGAAGAGGAAACAAACATAATAGAGGAGTAAAATTATGGCAACGCATACAGGATTAAATGGTGTTGTTAAAATTGGGTCAA